TTGTGAGTAAGTGGTTGTCATATTATTCCGCTTTTGGTTCTTCAGTAATTAAAGCATACTATTGTTGTAGTTTTTGAAGCAATGGATATGCTCCTGATTCAGTAGGTAATTAACCTACCACACGGAGAATAAAGGCTGCTTCTTTATCTTCTAATGTAAATGTTTTCATATTATTTATGGTGTATTAATTACAACGGATTCAATATAAGCTGTATTAGAACCACCAGCCGTATAGTTTACAAATTCAATTTCTAGTTCAGTTGTTGCTGTAACACTTGCAGTAATTTGAAACCATTTAGGAGTAGTTGTCAAACTAATTGGAGTTAAAGAACCTCCTACAAAATTATCACCAGTTGAAACTTGTAATGTTTGATTTCCTGAAGCATAGGCTAAAACATATACAGAAACTGTTTGAGTTAATTTATTATTAGGGTCACGCATCCAAACTAAATTACCACCTGAACTTGGAGGAATAACTAAAACATTATTATTTATGTACGCGCTAGTACCATAATTTGTATTGACAATAGAACCATATAAACTAGGCGTTAAAACGCTTACTGTTTTATATGAAGTTAAAGGAAGCTGGTCACGAGATACTGTGTTCATTGGAATACCATTTTCAAATGTATTTCCCCAATGATTACATACTGTAATGCCAGAACCACTATTATAAAATGGTTGTATTCCATTTCCAGCATTAAATATTGCTGGGCCAATTCCTGTGCCAATTAATTGATTATTAAAAATAGAAACTTGTTGAAGTGAGCTTGTATAACCCACATTTAACCAGTTAGGCCCACAAGCACTTGGAAATATAATTCCATTGTTTTCTATTGTAATTCTAAGATTATTATTACAAACAATCGCAGCAGCCATTCCAGTACCTTCTGCTGATGCTTGTTCAATATAATTATCTCTAATTGTAGGCTCGTAATCTGTTGCTAAAATAAATGCTAATGAACCTGTATTGCCCCAATACAATTCATTTTTTTCAATAAAAGCATCGCTACCATAACTGCTTGATGCATACAAACGAATTGCAGTATATCCAAACTGCCAAATACGATTATGAGAAATCACAACAGTATCTGATTCATAAATATCAATACAATAATTAAAGCCTAATATTTCACATTGTTCTGTAATTTCTAATTTTGAACAAAATGTTGCTTGAATACCAGTACCAGTAAAAGTTGTTCCATTTTGAACAATATAAACTTTCCTAAAACTAGCGTTAAGAATTGTTCCTTCTGTTGAAGGAGAGCCTCCAGCAGTAGTGTTTAATTGAACACCATTTTGACAACTAATTTGAATATTAAAAAATCTTGGGCCTTCCCAAACTGCATTTGCAGGGCAACTCATTGTGTAAGCAAATGCTGATGTTGTTGTTTGCACAATTGAACTATTAGACGTTGTTGAGCCACCACTACCTGTTCCTTGCCCAATAATAATTGCACCAGAACCTAATACAATTGAACTACTTATTTTATATGTTCCAACAGGATATATAACTCGCCTTGCTGCGTTGTGAGCTGCTTGTATAGCAGAAGTAGAATCAGCAACACCTGTAGGATCAGCACCAAAATCAAGAATAGAAACAGATTCTAATAACTTTTGATTAAAAGGTCTATTAACAGCACCTGTAGAGCTTTGGTCATATTTTGGAATAAGTGTTGTCATTTAAGCACCTAAGTTATTTGTAAGTAGACTTGATTTTATAGACGCTTTATAAGCAGCTATTACATCAGGAGTCCAAGTAAGATTAGCAATATCAACAACATTAACTGGTTGTCCAGTTAAATCCTGACCTGGAACTAAACTTGTTCTTGAATAGGATTGAGCAACTTGAGTTGTTTCATCCATAATTACATTGTTAGTTCTAACCAAAATAATTCCATTGGCTTCAATAGTAATTTGGTCAGTTGTTGATGTTTGAGTTAAAGCCATAATTATTCCTTAAGTTGACTTATATACAGCAGTAAACAGAATATTCCCACCAGCAGCAATAGTTGCAGAACTAAAATTTGTAGTCACCATTGTTGTTGAACTTGCAACTATATAACCTCCAACAGCAGAAGTTAATGTACCTCCAAAAAAATCTAATGTAACTGCTCCATATTGAGGTTGGTTTGTAAAAGGCAGTCCACCTATAGTTAAAGCTCCAGTTGGCGAACTTATTGCGCTTACATTTATATATCCATAAGCAAGTACCATATGCCCTATTTTAATATAGTTACTTCCTTGGTTTGCATAAGTTAAAGAACCAGTGCCAGTAGTTAATGTAGGACTCCATGTCCCTTCTTCATAATCTGCTAATAAAGAACTAGAGCCATTGTTAAATTTAATACCATTAGCATTTTGACTAAACTGTAAATTACTTCCAGAAGTCCTCATTATTTCGGTACTACCCGTAGTCCAAATAAATCCAAAACTTCCAGAGTTATCTACATTGTGAAAATATCCATCACCAGCTTGTCTGCTAAATGTATACGTTCCTGAACCGCCATCACCCATCTTAAATGTTGCATTAGGATAACCAGCTATTTCAATTTGAGCAGTAGGAGAGCTAAATCCAATTCCTAAACGACTATTTGTAGAATCCCAAAATAATCCAGAAGTAGATCCAAATGCACTTGTCCCTGTACCATAAGGAATGTATCCTTGCGTTAAACTGGATAATCCTGTTCCACCATTAGAAACAGATACTTGACCACTTAATGCACTAGTTGGAATAGTTGTACTTGCAGTTTGAGCAGATGATCCATTACCATATACATATCCTGTTAATGTAGTTGTAATAGGTGCTGCACTAAATGTTTGTGTTTGACTATATGTATTAACTTCGTCTAACTTAGGAAAGTCATTTAATGATGCACGAACTAATCTGAGTGATACTACATCACCTGAGTTAAACGCAGTACCTGAAGTACCATCTTGTCCTCGAACAATAGTAAATGTAGTACCTGATACTGCTGTTACTTTAACAATTTCAATAGTTTGTTGTGTTGCGGCATCGGCTAATGTACAGTAAAAATATTGTGAACCTGTAGGAGATGGAAATGCAGTTGCAGACGTAACACTCATACTTGTAGCCGAGTTAGTTAAACTACTGGCTAAAGTAGTATTTGCATTATTAGCGAAAAGCATATTTGCCATTAATTAAACCTTAAAAAGAAGAAACTGCAACACGATACCATTGTGAGCCATTGTTAATATATAAATAACTTCCGCTAATTGCTAAATTTCCAACCGTGCCGCCAGCACTTGAACTAACAGGAATAGTGCTAGAAATTACCGCATTAATAGATCCAGTAGGGCCTACTGCTACTGTTTGAGGATCACTAAAAAATCTTGGTGTTGCTTGAAAGTTAAATCCTTTAGATCCATGATAATTATTAATGTAATCATTATTTGAACAATTAGAAGTTAATTCAGTAATAGCGTAAGCACAAGTAGATGCTTCGTTATATATAAAATTACCTTCCATAATTGTGTTTGTACAATCATGTACTGCTATACCACTAAAATTAAATGAAGAACTTAAACAATTGCCAGAAATATTATTACCTTTAATTAAACTATATCCAAGAGAACCATAAATTCCGTAATATTGATTTCTTACAATTATGTTACCTTCAATAACCATCTGAACTGCTGAATCAGCTTGAATACCATCGTTTGCATTATCACGAATAATGTTATTTTTAATTGATACATTTTTGGTAATACCTGCACTTACACCAGGAGAACATAATATTCCTGAATGAACATTTGAATAACTTTCATTAGAATCTACTACACAACTTTCAACAGCTTCTTGTAAACAAATACCGGCACTACAGTTTGTTGTATGATTACCAATAATAACTGCACCAACAATCGGCTTGTTATTTGGATTATTTGTATTAATTTGTCCTCTAATTGCAATACCATAATTAACACACGTATTAACAATGTTATTAGAAATAGTGCCACTACCTGTTGAAATATTTTGAGTAACTAAAAATAGTCCATGATCTACTTCAATTCCGTAATCACCACTATTTGTAACTTTACATCCATCAATTAAATATTCCATACTGTCGGCTAATTGAATACCATCAGCGTTAGTAGAATCTGTTTCACAGTTTAATATTTGAACTTTATCTGTGTAATTTAATTGAATTCCTTGACCTGCTGTATTTTGTGCCCTTACATTTTTAACTGTTATGTTACTGACACCAACAAAATATAAACCATAAGAGTAACCATTATTGGCTTTATTGCCATCTAATGTCATATCAGAAATTGTGATATTTGTATTTAATGTTAAAGAAGAGACGTTTAGAACATTTGCAGGAATATTTGAATTATTAAAAATAGCACCACTTGTGGGGATTGTTGCACCGTTAGCTATTTTTAAAGTAGTTCTACCAATTCCATCACCATAAATAGTTATATTACTTGGAACTAATAAAGGTAATGTTTGAATTTTATAAGTCCCTGAAGGAATATATAATTTTTTGTTTACTGCAGCATTAATAGCAGCCTGTAAAGCAGTTGTTGAATCATTTACGCCAGTAGGGTCAACACCAAAATCTAAAGCTGAAATTGTTTCTTGTAATTTAGAAGTTACAGTACGATTAACAGAGCCTGTACCACCTTCATTATATGTAACATTACTGGCAGTAATTGTACCACCTGCTAAAGGCAAGTTATAAATAACTTCTACTAAGTCACCAGCGTTTAACCCGCTGACAAACGTAATACTTGTTGTAGATGATTCAGTATAGTTTGAAGCAGAGATTTGTTTACTACCGTTTACAAACACAACTAAGTTATTAATACCTGTAACATAAGTAAAAGGTAATGTAAAGACTGTTTGTCCCTGCGTTGCTGTAAACTCCGCTACAGAACTACCGGAAGCATTAACACCAGTAGAGCCACCTGCAGCAAACAAGTTTAAACTAGCAGCAGTAATACGAAGTTGTACGCTATCACTAATGTTAAATGATTTAGCTGTAGTGCCTTCTTGTGCACGTACAATCGTTAACATATCGACACTACGAGCAATACACTCTACAATCTCAAAATAAGTAGGATCTGTGATACTTACTAATGTTAAAGTAAAGTATTCACCAATGTTTGACGGCTGTGGGAATAAACTGCCTGCTCCGGCATTTAATTGAATGTTTGTTGTTGTTGCTGTAATACCAAGGGCTAAAGAGCCTTGAGCGTTATTGGTAAATAAAGGTTTTGACATAATTATCCTGGTTCATAAACATTTAATTCGTACCCATCAACTAAACGTGGATAAACTTCGTTTTGTATAAAGAGGTCCGATGGCTCTGGCCTTGTCCAAGGTGGTGCTTGGTAATCTGCTACGCCTCTTACAAAGTCTTGTGGCTGTCTCGGCTCCCAATCATCTTGACAGACCTTAAGGCCGTCCCAGCGTTGACGTAACTCTGAAGCTTTTAGTTTACGACCACATGAGTCGCAAATAGATGCCCAATCGCCTCGATCATATCTTGGAGAGTAACTCACACGGCACTCACATCGTAAATAGTTAGGTCGCCTACACCAACATATGTGTTACCTATAGATGTAACTATTGTCATACTGAGTCGATAAGTAACTTCACTCACGCCACTAATAATACGCTGTGAAGCAGTCTTGTTAGCTATGATAGGCACACCTTGAAGAATTGCTGTAGGATTATTGTCTGTACCATTCATTACAATAACAGCACAAGTAGCCGATGAAATAGTCTCAGATGCCGTTAATACCTGCGTAAAG